ATAAAGAAAACGCGCCTCCTAATGGCTGGAAGGTTGCCGACAAAATAGATCCATTCGGATTTAACAAAGCCATCAACTGGGACAAATTAAATGATCCTAAAGTTCTTAAAGAATTAGAAGAGCTGGTTGGAGATAGTGACGATGAAGGAAATATCGCCGTCATTACAGAGGAGAGAATAAAAGAAAATGAAGAGAAGGATTAAACACAACGATCTTGCGCCATGGTTCCTGGAGGACCATGGCCAGCTGCCGGAGGCGTACCTGAAGAATTGTCAGAAATTTTTTGATGAGCTTAAAGCTGCAAGCAACAAGCAACAAGCCACAAGCTTGCCACAATTGGATGTTAAGAAGAATTAGAAAGGTATAATATGAAAACAAGTGAAGCTCTAAAATTAGTCGGAGGCCTGAGCAAGCCTTCAAAGATGCCCGGATGGGCCTACGGTTTACCTGCCAAAGAATGCAAGACTGGCTCGAAGCTGGTGAAGGTTAAGGGTAGTACTTGCGAGGGCTGTTACGCTCTTAAAGGTTGTTACGTTTTTAAAGTAGTACAAGAAGCACAATACAGGAGACTGGCCAGCGTCAAGCATGAACTCTGGACCGGGGCCATGGCTCTTCTAATCAATTCAAAAAAATCTAAATGGTTCAGATGGCATGATTCGGGAGATGTACAGGACGAAGCGCATCTCATTAAGATCTTTGCCGTGTGTAGACTGACGCCGGAGACCCGTCACTGGATGCCGACCCGTGAAGCATGGGTCAAGCACTTCCTGCCGCTGGCACCTGCTAATCTTACAATTAGATTCTCAGCGCCGATGGTGGACCAGTCTGCACCTGCAAGCTGGCCGACAACGTCAACCGTGGTAACAGCTGGCGCAACGTGTCCCGCTCCGACTCAAGACAATGAATGCAAGGACTGCCGGGCATGCTGGGATCCTGAAGTCAAGAATGTAGCATATGGCCAGCATTAAATTATTTTACGATTATACAAAACACAAAGATGGTTTTATGGGCCGGGAGAATAGGCGCTACTGGTTATTAAATACTGAAACAGGCGACAAGCTTAAAATTACTGAGAAGCAATACGATGCTTTAAATAGTTTAGAATGGTTTCATGCCAGCTCATAGAAAGTACGATCACATCATACACAGAATTCACGATCAGTGGTGCCGGGACAATGGCTATCCAAGCCGCAAGCTTCAAGCTCCAAGCTGCGTAAGCTTCAAGCTGCAAGCTTCAAGCCCCAAGCATAAAGGTTCAAGCTCCAAGCCACAAGCTGCAAGCTCACGAACCACGGACCCTTCATAAAGTTTCAAGGCCCCTGAACCAAGGTGCTCTGCCAAGATAAAACTATTATACGGATGACGCATATGCCATGCAATTTGGTGTGCACTTAGTTTGACTTTGTTGGCTTTAGCCACTTTAAATTCTATGGTGAAGAACTGATTATATTTTGTATATCCCAACGCATCTGGCACGCCGGGTAATGCTAAATTTTCTATACGAGAGTACGATATTGTGGGTGTTGCTTTCTTAAATTTTTTGTAAAGTTTTGCTTCTGGACCCATGTTATTTTTAGGACAACAATGTCATTATTCGGACATGCCCATAACCCATAATACTATAAGCACATAACAAACAATTTCCATTAATAATCCTTAATATAACCTGGTGGCATTATGATTAATTCTTCCTTGTTTGGTTTCAAAACAACACGGATAGATGTATCGCCTGGCTTATTACTTTCATGGACTTCAATACGTTTTATCTCTTCAAGATAACCTCTCTCTGTCATGATGTATATTCTAGCATTACTAACACCGTTGCCACGCTTGCCATTTGGACCAGCAGTAAACTTATCGAGATACTCTTGTAAGTGTCTAACAAACACTAGACATCACCTTTGTTTCTAAACTCGTTTAACATACTTTGACCTTTGCTATGTAAGTCTTCTTTTTCTTTCTTAAGTTGATTATACATATACTCAAAATGCTCACACTTCTTTTTATAGAACATTAGCTCTTTCCTTAAGTCTGCGTTTAAATTTTGATGTGATAGACTTATTTTCATTAAATCTTCTATCCTTTTCTCTAAATCGTTAGGGCCTCTATCATCAGGCATAGGCACATCTGCATTTCTATACTCTTCCTCTCTAGTCATAGGTTTTAGTTTCTCTTCTTTTAGATCTTTCATTTGTTTTTCAAACTCCTCTATATCTTTATTTGTCATCATCCTTGACAATATATGATTGTTGCCTTAAAAAGTCAATATGGGATTACCAAAAAGATTAACAGAAATGCAAAGACGGTTCGCAGAATTTTTAGTATTCGGCGGTCCTGATGGACCATGCACAAAAACAGAAGCAGCTACACTTGCTGGATACAGTAAAGACAATGCTAGACATGAGGGCTCGTCTCTCACCAACCCAAAACATAGTCCACTCGTTGTAAAATATATAGGTGAATTAAGAGAAGAAAGATTAAAAAAATATGAAGTTAATTATGACGCTCATGTGGCAGAACTTGGGCGAATTAAAGACGCCGCTTTGAAGAAGGGCGCGTGGAGTGCAGCTGTGAATGCGGAAACAAACAGAGGCAAAGCAGCAGGATTATATATAGACCGCAAAATAATAAAAACAGGAAAACTAGAGGACCTATCAGAACAAGAGCTAGAAGCAAAAATGAAACAAATTTTAGACGACTACTCACAAATTATAGATGTCACTCCTGATCCTAAAAAAATCACAGAGTAATCTTCTCCATTGATAAGATACAACCAATAGGAAATATATTGGTGTCACTAAATACTTCATCGTCTTGATCGTAAGAACTAAATGTAGTCAAATACTTTTTAGTTTTCTTATACACATACGCTTGTGTGATCATTTTACAAATAGGTAACTTCTCCATCTCATCTTTATTCTTGTGCCCCGCATCGCCGGTGATGTCGAGCCACTTGATTGTATAGAAGTAATACTTCTTTTTATTAATAATTGCGTGTTTGTATCTCTTTTTCCTTTTCATAAAATGTCCTTTTTGATCGTAAAATGTCCTCTATATAGTGTTTTCTACCATTAAAATGTCCTTTTTCACACCTAAAATGTCCCTTACGAGCGATTATCTTGACGTCTTTATTGACTTTTTTGACATAATGGACATTTTACATCGTTAAAATTTTTTTGAAAAATAAAAAATTTATGAAAATAATTACTATAGTGTCTAGTTTACTGCCACATTTACGCCATAAACTCGCTGCAATATAGCCATCTTTGACTCTGCGTCTTCTATTTTGCCTAACAACTTATCGATCTCACCTGTAATATTTATATGCTCTGGTATGATCCTAGTGTCAGTCATTAAGATGGTTATCTTTGCACTGGCGTCAGCAATGTCTGCTTCATATCTTTTCATCAAAGCGTCGTATACAACTTTATGAGCCATTTGCTACCTCCTTTTCATCCCTTATTAATTCATGATAATAATCTAACCGTTTTAAAAAATCGTGTTTTGCCTTACGTAAATTAAGCCCGTCAATCTTGAATTCTTGGTAATATAGGTCAGGAGTACATACCATAATTACACATTGTTCAATGTTAGAGCCGTGTACTTGATCATGTGCCATGGCGTATGCTGCGGCCTGCAACTTATAGTCTCCAATCCACTCTTCTCTCTTTGGTCTGTTGGCCTGTTTAAAATCTATTACAGTTTCCTTGTCGTTGTGTATTCCAACTAAGTCTGTAGAGCCTGCGTAAAGGCCTGGATAGTATAATGTAACCTCCGACCCAAAATATTCACTCACGGGCGCTAGACCCACCTCTATGACCTTCTCAGCCATACGTTTCGTCTCTTGTCCAAGTTCAGTTAGATCTTCATATCCTTTACCCAATACATAGTTCTCCAGATACTTGTGCATTGATGTTCCACGTGTAGCACTAGCAACTTTTATTCTCTCTGCTTCAGCCTTACCTTTCTTCTTAATCCAATCTTTTAGGAACGTGTCATCTTTAGTCTTACCCAAGATAGTTGTGACAGACGGTAGTCTGTATCCCGCAACATCATAGTTCCGTGCGCCGTGGTCCAGGAACCGTGTACCTTGAACATAGGTGTATTTGTTATTTAGCTTTATCATTTCTCTTTCGATGTCGGCCCATGTACCAATTACTTGGTTCATAGTCCCAACGCTTACCGTGATGTCCACGTATATCCGCGTACCACATTCTAAGTTTTACTATTATCTTTTTTATAGTCATCTAGTTTTATATTATTTATCTTAGCCGAATCATGTATATTACCCGAGACACTAATCCTAGTACAATCTGATTTAAAAGGATTAACCCAGTGTTTTAACCACGCCGGGAATATAAACATATCTCGCTCCTTTGGAAAATGAGACATGTATGTAATAGCATCTCTCGTACCATCTCCGTAGAAAAACTGTATACCACCAGGACCACCGGACTTACCAACGTAGGCCTCGTTCTCTTTCTTCAACTCATCTGGGATTTGTAAATAGATCACAAAGGATATCGCACCATCGTGATCGTGAGGTGGATTAAACTCGTGCTGCTTCTGATAATTAATCCAAAGCGCAGACATAATATATTCTGGCTTTTGTTTAAACTTTTCTCGTTTATAAAACTCTTGAGCTTGATCGTATAGACCAAAACACTTAGACAAATGTGGCAAAAGTTTGTCTTTAGATTGATCTGTGTACCCTGTTTCTTGCTCTATGATTCCTGCTAATTTGCTCTTGTAATCATAGCCAACCTTAGCCTCGCTCAATAATAATTTTTTTAATTCATTCGTAATCGTACACTTCATGAGGCATGGTCCCCAGTTGTATATATTTACATTAGTGTCTTGTTCTTCCATATCCTGTTCCTTTCTCTCTGTTAGCCCATCGCTTTCTCCAGCCGTAGCCATTCATCTTACTACCAAAATATTCAAAGAATCTATAGTACACATCTCGCACTCGCTTGATGTACCAAAGTATATCGTCTATCGCATCAGGTATTGTTTTCATTCTCTCCTTTAAAAAATCTTCTACAGTGTTCTAAGTATTCTTCTTCACTTACATGGTCAGCAAACAAACCCAACATCGCTTTGTATGCACCACCGCTTTTATAATCATCGCTGATTGTTTTATCTTTAAATACATTCATATCGTCAGTGGGAACACTACGTCTAGCACTCTCCCCACTAACGCCGAGCGTCGTCGCTACCTTTTCAGGTCGTTGCTTAGGTCCAGAGGAACGCAATTCTGCAGGACTTGTACCCCTATCTCGGTCACTTTTAAATTTTATTTTATGCTTGATACTCATATTTTTTGTGTTTGTGTTCTTCGTTTTAAATGATTCTTATCTTCTTTGTAGAAATAACATTCTTTTTTGTCTGCGTCGACGTATAATATTTTTACATCTAATTTTTTCTGTAATGGTGTACGACATCTATTAATCTTCCATCCATCTCGTTTTCTTCTACACACAGATTTAACATCTACTTTTATTATTTCATTGTCTTTGTTGACAACAACCATGTCAATACAACCTTGTTGACTTACATTACTAAACACATGATATCCATTTTTTAAAAAATATATTTGTGCCAAATTTTCTGCTTCTCTACCTTTCACATGTTTATCTAATATAAATTTCATATATCTCCCACCTTTGTTATTGCTCTTATCACCCATTTAAATGGATTACTTGCGTCAGTCTTTTTGTGTTGACTGCAACTCATCAGGAACAACAGGATCATAATCCCTAGCCCAAATTTCTTCATCTATTTCTCCTTCTGACCAACAGTTTATACACTGTACGATCGTATTCATTTCAGTTTTTAAATGTCCATTACCTTTACACTCTGGACATATTCTTCTCATCTTCTTCCTAAAATCTTTTCTTCTCTTTCAACTACTTTATCTAACATTCTTGACTTAACATACTTGCCATCTCTGCCAGCAAGTCCACATACTTGATTAAAGTCAACGCCATGTTTAATCCAACTTAAAGCTTCTAAAGCAGCTGTACGATCATTTGATCTAAATGCATCTTCAAAAGCTTTAGCTAGAACCGATATCCAAAGTTTTTGCTCTGGTATTTTCTTTTGTTCAACTAAATGTATAACATCGTTATTTGCTAGTGGTGCTCGATATTTTCCCATTCAGCTTTCTCACTTTTTCGTTTGCTATCTTCTCAATCGTTTTACTTATAGATAATGTCACATCAGGATCCAAATTCTTGGACAAGGTGTTTAATATCTTGTATGTTGCGTGTGATAACGAAACGTTTCTATATTTACTTGTGTCTGTCATATTCTTTCCTTTCACAAAATATAGGATAATCATGTAGGATTGTCAATGATAAAATATATTTTAATTATGAAAGTTTGTTCTGCCTTGCACGGAGATTGTTTACCTGAATATGATGCTGGAGAACACAAGACCTGGTATGACTGTGCTGCAGTAGGCACTATGATGACGGCTAGTGCATTGTCTGAAATGGGTCCTGATATGGTTAATGAAAACAAAGTTTACATTACGTTTAAATGCAATGCGGTTTCAGGTGCTTGACATTGTGTCAAAATTGTGACAGATATAAATTACTTTTCTCACCTTATAACCTATTTCTCATTTCCCTCGTAGAAATAGGTTCGTTTATTGTGGTTCTTCACCACCACATATATAACCAATAACTTTTTTACCTTTGTATAAATGATATGTGTGACTACTAAATAAAGTTCTTTTTTTATTCTCTTCTACTTTTACGTTAGTGTGAAACCAACTACTACAACTACTATTTATTTCAAACGTATCTAGTTTGATGTCTCCACCGAAAGTTAAGTACATCAATGTAATCATTATGGGTTTCATATGTACATTAGAATGATTCTAAACTAACGCCCCTGGCCACGATATTTTTTACGCTTGGGTGTGCGTTTGGAGTATTGCTTTGCGTGCCTGCCCGGACGTTTTTTTTGAGTTTTTTTTACGTAGTTTGATACGCCGAAGAGCGGCCTTTTCTTAGCCATTTTATTCGTCTAAGTTTTTTAAATGTAAATTAGTGTCTTTGTCTGCAATAACATATTTGATGACACCGTTTACTTTCTGTTCTAAATCATGTCCACAGTTTACACATCTATATACATTAGATGACCAACTAACTAACAAAGTGTTAGTGCTGCACTCTGGGCATTCGCCTGTTACAATTTGTGTTTCTAGTGTACCTATTCTAGCCATGGTTTGTAATTAACCTTACCATCTTCTCGAAAGGCACGCAACGATTGGTTTCTATTTGCGTTAGTAGAATAACTGCAATGTATCCAGCCCGATGTTGGTTCGTTATCACGGTAAAATTCTAAAATGAGCTGGTCAAATTCTAACTCTGATTTAATCCACGAAGCGAGTTCCCTGTTGTCTACACCAGGTATTTCAAAGTCTGCTGCAGCTGCACTGTCATCTGCTACGTGTTGGCTGTTTATACTGCTACCTATTTCTAGGCACAGCTGTGCACAACGGAATCCGCTGGATATGATTAATGGTTTGTCATAGTGCGAGCGCACCGGTTGCAATATGTTCACTGCTAAAGCTTTTAAGTTTTCAATTTGTTGAGGACTAGGATTATTGTTAATACCTTTTCTCTCCGCAATCTGAGACTTGGTTAACTCGTCAAGAGTTATATTTGCTGTAAGTTTCATTATTCTAATATTAACGCTTTTATAGACTTAGATCCATCTATATTCAACTCTAATTCTGCTTTAGATTTAATGCATTTATATTGTATATTTGCTTTTGGTACCCGAGTAGCTTCTCTACGGTGCTTCAAACAAACGGACATTGAGGGTTGTATTCTGTGCTCCTTAATATCAGGTCCTACAAACATTAAAAGGGCTACGATATGCTCGATCATCTTACTACTGTTCCTTTGTTTGGTCCGTATTTAATTCTATATTTATGCGTACCCGTACCATTAATATCTACTTCTTTTTTAAGTTCTTTTACATAACTCATTTGTTTTGCTTTTTTTTCTTGTTCAGAAATATAGTCTAAAATTTTTCTAGTGTTTCGATCCATTTGCTCTTACCTTGTCCTTTAAAACTTCTATATCTGTTAAAGCTTTTTCCATTTGTTTTTGTAAGAATTGTATGTTGACTTTATTGTGCATCATATCTTCAATTCTTTTTTCTATTTTCTCAGTGGTCTTATAAAGATCCTCCAACAACATCAGTTGTTCCTGATCTACGGGCTTCTGGTCTGAAGCCTTGAGTAAATCAGCCTGCATCAATTCACGTGAAGTCTCCAACGATACTAATCTTCCAGTCAGTTCTGTATAACCTAGCACACCCAATGCCACACCTGCAACAATTCCTAAAATTGTTTTAAGATCTGTGCTTACTTTTGTTCCTTCATTAATCTTCATTTTGGCATTGCTCCTTCAAAAATAACTACATCTGGATTATCTTTTAGGTATTGTATCTTTAAATTGTCCCAATGACTACCCTCTGGTTTCTTGTCAATAAACCTAACAACCCCTAATTTATTACACATATTGAATAATTCTGCAAATTCTACAGGTGGAGGGCTAAGATTCGGTATTCTTTTACACTCTTTTATAAGTTCAAGTTGGGTCTTTAATTTATTTTTTTTCTGCATTTCTGCAATGTATTCATCATCACACACAGCACCTAAAGGCATTCTAAATCTAAAACCTAGTGTTTGATTTTGAGATTCAGCGCTAGATCCTGATTTGTATTCGTGTTGTCTAAGTTCTGTATAAGTTTCCCAACTACCTCTTTCACAAGTATTGTAGTCATTTAAATATTCATTTCTTGCTTGCACATAAGTTGCAACGCAAAGAAAGAATGCGATCCATAATAAATTATCTCGTAAGGTCTTTAAGGTCATAGGTATGGTCCCTCACTGTGTCGGCAAGTTGCCTGTATAAATTTTCTGCCATTGTCCATGTTGCTTCTGCTGCGGACAGTCTTTGTTTAAGGTCGTTAATATCTGCTATTGAGTTACTTAGTTTAGACTCCATCTTAATAATAGTTTCTTGGTTAGCTGTAATAGTATCTGTTAAGGATAATACATATCTTACTGATGTAAATGTTCCGGCTATGATTGCTGCCACAACAGGAACAATTACAATATTTTTTTTAAACCACTCTAGTTTACTTTTGGGTTTTTTCATTATTTATAAAAACCTTTGAAAACCCAATCAACCCATTTATCCCATAGGCTTTTAATTTTATTCCATATTTTTTTAATCATGTTTTTTCTCCTCAATTTCGTAGAAGAAGTTGTCCGTATCTTCAGTCTTCCACTTAGTTGTATTTTCTACATTCCATTCAGAAGTCTGCACTTTCCAGTCTGGAATATTATCTTTCACTGTAAATGAAGGTATATCCCAAATGCATCTGTTGTTAGGTTGTGCTGCATAGTTCCCATCGTCAAGAGCTATGATGTGAGCACATTTGTGCTCGTGCGGTATCTCTGAATGATCCGTGTCAAGTATATTACTTTCAGGATGAGCAAAGTCAACCGTAAATAGGTATTGACCATAGTGCCATTTTTTATCTTTTCCGATGTATTTACCGGCTTGTGATTCTAAAATATCCCAAGTATGTACAGAAGGATAATAACTGAAACAATTCCAAAGCTGTAACTCATCAAGTCTACGCCTAGGAACGTCCTCTGGTTTAAAACCTCTTTGAATGAACGCAGATATCGGGAGACGATAGAAGACAGCTCCATTTTCCATAATTCCATGAAAAAGGATAGCACGCCCCGTAATAGCCGAAAGACCAAAAATAATACAGTCTTCAACTTCACCGTGATGTTTTTTAAGATCATATAAATATTCTCTTCTAATTTGTGCATATGTCGGTGGAATGTTTGCATTTAAAAAAGCCATAATTTATCCTCATTTGATACTACCCCAGTTATCACCTTCTTCATAATCTACTTTGTTTGGAACTTCAAGTGATACTGTTGACTCCATTATTTCTTTTATTTTTTCTGCTTCTTTTTTATTTTGAATAGATATATCTAATTCATCATGAACTTGCAAATGAGGCAATATACCTTCAGCATGTAAATCTATCATAGCTTTTTTTGTCATGTCAGCTGCAGATCCTTGTATCAATCTATTCAAAGCTTTGTAAGTATATGCTCTTTTAATCCCTGGTCCGTGTTCCGCGAGCGCATCATCGTGAGACAATGGCTTGTGGATACCAAACTGATTGGGCTCCCATAAATGAAACCTACACAGTCGACCTAGCAACGTTCTCACTTTACCTTTACGCTGTGCTCTACTCATTACTGCATCCATCAACTGTTTAACAAAAGGCACTTTACTGTGATATTGTTTAAATAATTCTTCAGCTTGTAGCTTGTTTACACCCAGCTCTGCTTGTAATTTATTTTTACCCATACCATAAAACAAACCAAGATTAATTGTTTTAGCTTGTGTCCTAGGTATGTTGGCCATATCAGCAACAATCTTGTGGAAGTCTGCGTCACCATCTTTGTATGCATCCACAACATCTTCTACAGAATAAAACCCTTGTAGCGCAGCATAATGCACAACAAGACGTGGTTCTTGTTGACTGTAATCAAAACATCCCCACTTACAATTCTCTTCAGGTATAAATAAACTTCTGATCCGTGGTCCGAGATCCTTGTTCCTTGCAGGTATCTGCTGTAGGTTTGGATTATTCATACTGAATCTTCCTGTCACCGTACCACCACTGTCACCACGTAACTGATTTATCTCTGCATGTATTCTACCTTTACCAGAATATTTTAGTATCGTATCTAAGAACGTAGTGTGTGCTTTATTAATCTCTCTTGCTTTTGCAATCGCTTGTACAATATTATGTGGATGATTAGATAAAAAGTTTTTTGTAAAACTTGGTGCACCTGTTTTTTCTGTTCTATCATAAGGTAAACCTAATTTATCAAACACTTTAGCAATAGATCTTGCAGCCCATATCTGTACATCTTCTTTTGTTTCGGCATAGATACCACCTAACAATCTATTTTCTTCTTCAACCATGTTTCTTTTTTCTTTAGCGGCTCTCTCTACATCTACACGTACTCCTAAAAATCTCATATCAACAAGAACAGGGAACAGTTTAGTTTCCATTTCAAAAATGTTTCCAATATCTTGGTGCATTATTTCTTTTTTAAACTCCTGCCATAGCTCCAATGTTAGTTGGGCGTCACGCTCCGCGTAAGCTCCAACGTACATAGCGGGTAGCTTATACATTTCTGCTTTAGCATCTACACCCCAAGACTTTGCAGCTTCGTATAATTGTGTTTCGTCTTTACCTTTACCAAGATAATCTCTACCACAACCATTCAAATCATATCTAAATCTATTCTCATCTATCAACGATGCGGCTATCATTGTATCTACAATTGTTCCATTTATTTTTAAACCTAATGCTCTTAACCAACATACGTCATACATTGCGTTATGAAATATTTTTGTAGCTGGTGTATTGAGTTGGTCTTGTAACCATTTGAGGACCATCTTACGATCCATGTTACCACCACCTTCGTGTGCGATAGGATAGTATGCACACCAATCGTGTGTTGCTAATGATATACCTACAACATCACCCTCACCTACAACAGAACCAGATCCCATTCTTTTATTTAAGTTTGGATCTTTTGTTTCTAAGTCGATAGCAATTTCATCATACTTACCTAAATCAGGAAAGTCTGTCGGTGGTATCCACTCTGTCTGTGGTTTAAAGATTGGTATCTGCATTTTGTTTCTTCCATTTTTTATGACCCTGTATCCAAGATTCTTCATCTCCATGTTTACATTCTCCGGCTATCGCCATATATGCAGCAGCATCAACGTAAGTGTCCTCTGTTGGATCACCAAATTTTGTTCTAGCTACTTTTAATAAAGCCATCATCACAGCAGCATCGTGTGCCGTTATCTCTTTATCTAAATATGCTGACCATAGTTTACCTATGTTTGCATGATTTACTATTTTATCACCGTAAGTTTTTGCTCTAGGTCCAGCAATTAATTCTTTTGCTAGTTGTAACGCTTCTTCTGTTTTCATATTTTATATCCTTTATAATTATCTTTTGGTCTAATGATATGTAAATGAGTTTTAGTTCTAGTTGCACCAACATAGAACAATCTATTTTCATCATCAGGATTTTGTTCGTAGTTTCTCAATGTGT